AACCGAAATGGTTGATGAAGAATGGAATGAAGAAGTTGAAGAAACCTACGAGGAAACAAAAGAAAACTGGGGTTCTAACAAACACGAATACAGACGCGAGGATGTTGACGGAGTTGAAACGAAAGCTGGTGAAGGTGAAGATGGGGACTATAAGACCTACGAAGGTCCATTTGGTGGTAACAAAGGTGACAAGTCTAAGACACATCCTCGAAAGTTAGATTACGTAAGTGATGCTGAAACTACTGAAGCTGCTCGTACATTAGGAAATGGTTCGGACAATTTTCCAGGTAGAGGTCTACCTAAGAAAAAAGTATCAACAGTTTCTGAAAGTGAATTAAAGGCTGAAGTTCAATCTTTAAGAGCTAAGAACGAAGAGTACAGAAAAGCATTAAACATCTTTAGAGAAAAGTTAAATGAAGTTGCTGTATTTAATTCAAACTTGGCTTACGCTACTCGTTTATTCACAGAACATTCAACAACCAAGCAAGAAAAAATAAATATCTTAAGACGTTTTGATTCGGTTGAAACACTTAAGGAATCTAAGACTTTGTATAAGACTTTGAAAGAAGAATATGATGGTAAAAACTCTGTTGTGGCTGAATCAGTTCAGTCTAAAGTACAGAAATCACCTTCTAAAGGTTCTGCTACAAATCTTATCGAGTCTAAAACTTATGAGAATCCTCAATTCTTAAGAATGAGAGATTTGATGAATAAATTAACAAAATAAAACAAAACTTAAAAAAATACTAAAATGGGAGCATTATTAGAATCAGGTCTTGTTGGTAACATCGGTCTTAAGCACTTGAAAGTTATCAAAGAAGACACAATCAACAAATGGGACAAATTAGGATTCTTAGAGGGTCTTAAAGGTCACGTTAAAGAAAACATGGCTCAGTTGTATGAAAACCAAGCTTCACACTTAATCAACGAAGCTGCATCAACTGACAATTCAGGTTCATTCGAAACTGTTGTTTTCCCAATCGTTAGAAGAGTTTTCTCTAAATTATTGGCAAACGACATCGTTTCTGTACAAGCTATGAACTTACCTATCGGTAAATTGTTCTACTTCGTACCTAAAATTCAAAACTATCAGTCTGGTACTAACCAACACTACGCACCTTTCGGTTCTCCAAACGAGGCTGCAGGTCAAACTCCAGAATCAGGTTACTCTACAGGTAAAAACTTGTATGACCGTTTCTACGAGGGTAACGAACCAACTTTGGACCCTCCTGGATTATTCGACTATTCAAAAGGTCAGTTCAGTGCTATCACACTTGATACCGTTACACAAGTTTGGAACGGTGGTGAGTTAGAGGCTGGTGTTTATACTACAACTAACGGTGGTAAGACAGACGGTTCTACTACAGGTGGTCCAATCCACAGAAAAGCTATCATCGCATTGTCAGGTTTCACTAACGGTGGTTATGGTAAACTTCTTGGACCTGATGGTAACACAGTTGACACTGAGTCATTCTTATCTGACTTACAAGTTAACGCTGTACAAAGTGCTGCATTCTCAGGATTAGGTACTTCAGACCTTATCTTTAGAGTTGTTACACAGAAGTACGGTAAAGGTATCGTTCAGTACGGTTCTAGTACATCTACATCACCTTTCGGTAGTAGTAACACTGGTAACGGTGGTTCTTACGACAGTATCTGTGATGCTGACGGAGTTATCTACTTAGAAGTTGACTGTCAAGTTCCAGCATCTATTGGTGCTAGTTCTATTGACGGTTACTCAGGAATTACATTACCTAGTAATGCGGCTTTGGTTTCATTCACAGCAACTTACAGAATCTACAAAGAATTAGAATTTGAAGATGAAATCGGTGAAGTTTCATTTGACTTAGAGGCGGTAACTGTTTCTGTTACAGAAAGAAAGTTGAGAGCTCAATGGTCACCTGAATTAGCACAAGACGTTTCTGCTTTCCACAACATCGACGCTGAAGCTGAATTGACGGCTTTATTGTCTGAGCAAGTGGCAGCTGAAATCGACCGTGAAATCTTAAGAGACTTAAGAAAAGGTGCAGCTTGGACATTACGTTGGGATTACAACGGATGGAAGAGAGGAACTGCAGCTAATCCATTAACTCAATACACTCAGAAAGACTGGAACCAAACATTAATCACAGCTATCAACCAAATCTCTGCTCAGATTCACAAATCTACATTGAGAGGTGGTGCTAACTGGATTGTTGTTTCTTCTGAAATCTCTGCAATCTTTGATGACTTGGAGTACTTCCACGTTTCAAACGCATCTCCAGACCAAGACCAGTACAACATGGGTATCGAGAGAGTTGGTACATTGGCAGGTAGATATCAGGTTTACCGTGACCCATACTTCCCACCTAACACAGTATTGTTAGGACACAAAGGTAACTCTTTGTTGGATACAGGTTACGTTTACGCACCATATGTACCACTACAGTTGACTCCTACAATGTATAACCCATTCAACTTTACACCAAT